TTGGGGAGAATGATGGGAATCGAACCCACGCGAAGAGAATCACAATCTCTGATGCTACCATTACATCACAAACTCCATAACCTGGTGCCCCCGGAGAGATTCGAACTCCCAACCCGCGGTTTCGAAGACCGACACTCTGTCCAGTTGAGCTACAGGGGCAAATTTGGAGTACACGGTCAGATTTGAACTGACGGTTATTTGGATTTGCAATCCAGTGCATTGGGCCTCTCTGCCACGTGTACATATTGGTGAGTTGTTACGGGCTCGAACCGCAATCGCTGGTGTTGGAGACCAGAATCCTACCATTGGACGAACAACCCAGTATCTTGTTTTTACTTTGTAACTTGGTGGTAAAGGTAAGATTCGAACTTACACCGGACTCCGTATGAAGGAGGCGCACAACCATTATGCTACTTTACCATATTGAAACACACTTTATGCTTCGGGAATATATATTTCTTAACTTGTTGCAACTGCTCTATCGTTTGCTGCTGTCTAAGTATTAATTACAATAATATTTGTATTATTCGTCAACTATTATTTTGTCGGGAAATCTGTTGCAATAATAACACGAGGATATACCATTGTATTAGAGTTTGCTCCTGTGGTAGTACCCGGATTAATATAACTACGTTCATCAACATTAATATTTGATTCTAACGGTATCAAACTAGTACCCTGCAAATCTATACAATACTGCTCGGCGATGTCACATTGGCGCGATACCAACGACACATACATTTTAGGTAATACCAGTTTAAGCGAGTTGCTGGCTTTTTCGTACAAGCCTAATTCTTTTAAAACTGCCTCGGCCGAATCATCTAACGTACCACTATTAAATCCCACAGCGTCCATGTCAGTTTCTGATGAACTTGCTACACCTTGACCTTGGTCAATGTTATACACACTCAAACTAATATAACTTGCATTTTTTAAACGATTATGATTTATACCCGCAACAAATGCAGGCATTGTTGTCAATTGAAACTTACGCGAATGAGCATAAGTGCTGGTGTCTGCATTGTCACCTGCACAAATAGTTCCTTTGTCGATACAGTCTCCCCCAATAAGCCCTCTGGGTATCCCATCAATGTCGACAGTGGTTCGGCCCATTACATCAACTGAAGAATTGATCTGTCCTTGATTTATAAACCACAATTGTAAAATACCCGCTAGTTCGTTCAATGGTTCTTGTAATTGTAACTCAATATTACCAGTACGTCTGGTATATTCATTTTTTACATATCTGGTTACAGTACTGTCATTTGCGGACACACGGTAAACAATAATGTTTTTGCCAACATCCTGCAACCATTCTTGTCCTTGATCTGCATCTTTAGGGACTGCGTACCGAATCAACGTAATTAAATCATCTGAACTACTGTCTGTTCCGTTCTTGACATTATCACCTATAGCTTCAACAAAAATAGAATTACCCGGTATACCTTGACTAATAGCATCTTGTTTAATGCTGTTTGCCAACGTTGAGTTTACTGTTGTTATGTACATCACAATAGAACCGTGCCATGGATCGCCCATCTGATTTTCTACTATGATGTTATTAACGTCATTGCCTATGCTGCCAAATATTTCCCAACGGGTTTCATTGGGACTAGGTAGTCTTAACTTGGGTATATTAGTATTATAATTAGACTTTAATGTAGTAAACACATAACTTTGATATCCAAAATATGCTGCCTTGGGAGGAAATTTTACCACAGTGACTAACGCATCTGTATTGCTAAGTCGATTTGATATGTTAGTCTGCTGACCAAATTGGTTAACACCGTTGCAAGGCGCGCATTTATCCAGTGTAGCATAGTTAGGATCTAAGTATGTTGTACCAACTGGTAACTGAGGTATAATATATGGTGCTGTGGCATTGTTATCAAAACAGGTACCAAACACATCAATGAAAGCCTGGCAATCACTGTTAACAAATAGATAGATACTACCTGGTGTACTTTGATAGTTACGCTGGTTTAGTCCGCTGGCCCACTGATCATATTGATCAATATTAACTGTGGTTTGTACACTAGAACCAGAACAACTGACTAAAAATGGAAATAATAACAGAAAAAGATGTCTCATACATTATATAGCCAGCCAATTACTCGCAAATAACTTTTTGATTGCGCACTGCGTTGGTGGCCTCACCATATAGAAGCACACATTGTCCTCGCACCTTTCGGCATAGCGGATCCAGATTGAGGAATATGTGCTTTTATATGGTGGAACCGCAGAGATTTGAACTCTGAACCTCGACGTTAAAAGCGTCTTGCTCTACCATTGAGCTACGATTCCTTGATTTTTCTTGTCTACGCAGAGCTTTGGTACTCTTAGCGTGACTGCCAGCTTTTCTAAATAATGCTAAGGCAACGAACTGGTTGCGTTCCTTAGCAGTTTGTTTTCGTTTCATCGTTGTCTCCTTGTGTTGAAACTATATTGTATAGTCAACGCTAATTTGCGTCAACTATGAGTTAGTGGCGGAAGACGGAGGAGTCGAACCCCATCCGATTTCTCGGAACCCAGTTTTCAAGGCTGGTCGCAGGACCATCCCCGCTGCATCATCTTCCATTGATTGGTACATCGTGACAGTTTCGAACTGCCGACCCTCTCGGTGTAAACGAGACGCTCTACCACTGAGCTAACGATGCATAATACCAAAACTGGTCTCCCATGAAGGACTCGAACCTTCGATTTCCTCGTTCCAAACAAGGAGGCATAGCCGCTAGCCCAATAGGAGATAAATTGTTAACACTCTGTCTGCGGCATCACAGCCCGCGCCAGCTCAAAGTGCTTATTAAAACACACTGCGTCATTTCCCCTGCTTGAACTACCAATGCACGATCCTGTGATACAGTGTGTTTTAATAACTAGTATTTTTTTATCCACAAAAGGATAAGCCATCCACTAGTCCGCCCGTTTGCAGCATGTTTAAAGTGCACTGCCCAGTCCTCGTTACTGGTATACTTCACACTGTTTCAAAAACAAAAAACCCTGGGTGTTTAGTCCAGGGTCCTTGAAGTTTGCGATGTTAAGTTGTTTACTTACACATCCCTGTCCTTCTGGACCCTACTAAACTTTCCCTCTGGCTGACTATTAATGGAATCATTCGAATAGCCGCGACCGGGCATATCATGCCTAGCTGTTGCGTTCGTTGTTTTCATTAATGTCATCATGTTTATCATTGTAGTTTATTTATCTTTTTTTGTCAAGCTCAATTTAAATGGTCCGGCGTGCAGGAATCGAACCCACGTTTAGGAGGTAGAAGCTCCCTGTATTGTCCACTATACGAACGCCAGAAAATATGTCAAGTTACCTATTTGTCTACAAATGCCCGTTCAATTATATATTGCCCAGGCTCTCGTAAACTTCCTTCTTTCATGCCATGATGTTCGCACCAGCCAGCAACCTGTTGGTTAAACTCCATGTTACCACACAGCATGACTTTGTCCCGTACTACATCGATTGGCATCTCACCTATCGCCAACTGAGTTGTAATACGTCTGTCTCCTCTACCCGTAAGGATAGTTTTATAGTCTAACACTGCTGCAACCATGTCATGCAGATCGCCATCTTGAGGATGGTCTTTAAATGCTGTTGACAAGTCTGCGTAGTAGGCTAAATCCTTACTGTGTCTTACACTGTGTACAACATGGATCTTACTCCAGGTTTCCAGTGTTTCTAAATCTCTAATCAAGCTCATAAAAGGCGCAAGTCCGGTGCCTGTTGACAGTAACCATAGTTCACCACCTTTAAGCAGTGCATCGTTTCTCAACGTGCCAGTGGACTTGGGTGCAATCACAACTTCATCACCTACTACAATATGTTGCAGCTGACTTGTCAATGCGCCGTTGGGAATTTTAATACTTAAAAATTCCAACTCTTCACTCCATGGCGGGCTCACCACGCTGTATGCACGAAGAATGTTTTTACCATCGACTGTTAAGCCAATCATGACAAACTCTCCTGCATAGAACTTGAAGCTCTGACTCCTTGTGGTTTTAAAACTAAAAGTTCTATCGCTCCAGTGATGCACCCATGTTACTTGTTCTTTTAGCATCGGACATTAAATTAAAATTATTGGTACTCGAGGTGGGATTCGAACCCACAAGCCATTTCGGCGACAAATTTTAAGTCTGTTATGTATACCGTTCCATCACTCGAGCAAATTTCTTACTATGCCATAGTATAACAAAAAATCAATTTATTGTCAACTAATAATTATTTGGTGCGCCCGGAGAGTTTCGAAATCCCGACCCAGCGATTATGAGTCGCTTGCTCTTCCTCTGAGCTACAGGCGCAACACTTAACTAAGTAGATATTATAGCAAAACTTTGAGTTATCGTCAAGTTAAATTTAATTATACTCAGACAATATAAATTGATATTTTTCTTGATACTCTGGCTGAAAATATCTATCAGCTGTCGGCTCATGTAGATACCATGCGGTTCGATAGGCCACACGATTAATTGTACTGCCTAATCTTCTATGCAATGTTATCGAATTATCAAACAATACCAAGTCGTTATCTTGTTGGTACCAATGATCATACATATTCTCTTCGACAAATAATGTTTTATTAATATAGTTAAAAAGAGAACGCGAGTCTGATTCGGACATGCCGACAATTCCAACAACGCTATTCAATGGATAATGTAAGCCAGTAAATCCGCCAGGACTGTTAATAACCAATGGAATTTCGGTATCTGATCCATTTTGGCAGGCTATTATTCGTTCCTCTAAAGGATCTTGATTTTTATTGAATTTAGTTGGTTGATATTTGTGTTTTGCAATCATCGAATCCAACTCAGATCTAAAACTATTAGATTGGCTTTCATACCACCCACTGGTAGTGACGAAGCCCGTGGCACTGGCAGTCATTGCGTTATTTCCATACAATCCAATGGTATCACAAAACGCAAGATCCATGCTCTCGTCGCTATGCCAAGCAAGCTCACCGTCGAGAAATACTGTATTAGTATCGCGCGGCTCATTTGTTTCAGTTGCACCTTTAAGCCTGTTGACTATGAGGTTACTATCAGAATCTGATAATTTGTCAATTTTTCCTATACTGTTTTCAATAATATCTAAATCATCAAATGAAATATTATATTTGTCTGCCATATCGTATAGATGACGGTAAAGTGGCAACAGATTACCTTCGGAAAATTTCAAATAAAATTCAGCAGCAGGTAGATTATACTTTTTAAAGAAGTATTTAAGACCGTTGGAATGCTGGCCCCACTGCGACATCCTAGTTGCATAATCAGTTAACGGTAAGTTTGCATTTCTAAAAATAATCAACAGGTATTTAGAATATAGTTGATTTTTTAAATCAACCCATTGCTCTACACTTAAATTTTGAAAATCCAAGTCGTCAACATATACCCCAAGATTTGAAAAATTTTGAATAGGTGTTAATTTCATATTCAATAGTATCGCTGGTTATTGTTTAGCTCTGGTGCGGCGTTCTCTGGTTTCTTTACCTAGCGTTATCTTAGGTGCTTGTCCTGTTGGATTAGTCCAGTTAAACAAATCGGTACCAAGTTGGTACTCGTCCCAATTGGATTCTATTTGTTTAATATCGGTCACAATCTGATATTCCTCCGTTCCCTGATTAAAGAACATAATGGCGTACATTGTTGCGCCGGTTTTTTTATCAGCAGTTGCTAGTTTGTAGTAATCATAGCTGAATAAGAACCAATTTTTTCGAAACTCCGTTGCGTCAAACTTTCCAGTCTTGGAATTGAAACTGCGTAAAATAATATCACGCATTTTACTGTCGCTTAATGGGTAAAGTGTTTCTAACAATAAAGAAAATGCACTGCGTATTAATTTTCCAGCGCCGGATACTTTATTTGCATCCATTGCATCGTCTAATGCCGCTAAGTTAGCAAGACTAAAGTGAAAGTATTTTTTCAAACTGACATTATTGCCGGCAAGTACACTTAGACCGTCTGGGCCCAGTGCCTTGCCTACTAAATTAGCCCATTCTGTATAGATGCGTGTAGGATCGCCGTACACTGCGCTACCGCCGAATCCTTTAAGGCGTGCACCCATGCCTTTGATTTCGATTTCGTGACCGTCGATGTTTAAGTCGCCTGGACTCATTTTATTAACTGGATTGCCTAGAATACTGATTAAATCTTCCCCTGCACCTTTACTGGCTGCACTTACTTGAGTCGGTAAGTCGCTACGATTTTTCAATGCATGTTTTAGATTCAAAACAATAGGATCCGATTTGTATTTGACTGCAATTAAATCATCAAATGTGCCTTTGTGCGGCTTCGTAAACTTGCTTAAATCTAGCACACCAGTCTTGGTCAGCACTTGTGCAATATGGTTGCGTTGGCTTAGTGTGCCAGGTACAGATAAGAAAATACCTACTAATATGTCGGCTGCACCTTTTTTATACATCTTCATGGCAGCAATTTGCTCGCATGTAATTTGAATAGTTTGTCTATAAGCAAACGTTATGATATTGTTGACTTCTTCGCTTTTAAATCCACCTTTTAACAAAAACTTACGCAGTTCGTCAGGTTTCAGTGTAACACCTGCAGGTAGCTGCATTGCGGCTTCTTTTAGAGCAGTTGCCGCTGGCTCAACTTCCGGTTGCTCGGCAGGTGCAGGTTGAGGTGTTGCAGGCTTTTCTGCCGGAGCCTGATCCATTGGTTTTTCAGGTTCTTGCTTTTCGGGAGGCTGTTCGGCAAATTTTTTCTTAATGTAGTTGGTGATTGCTTGCACTACGCTGGGAGCAATTTCTCCATTCTTCATATCCGTGACCAATTGATCGACATCGGACATTGTTTGTTGTTCTTCGGTGATGAATTCGTTAAATCTCATAATAGTATATTGGTTATAATAAGTATTTATTAGTTTAAAATATTACTCTAAAAATGTAGCAAATATCAGTAGAAACCATTAGTATTTTGCAGTGCATGATAAATACTAAGTAGAAACACTAATATAGTGTTTACACTAATACACAATCCGAAGGAAAAACACAAAATGTTTAAAAAACTAAAAGAACTTGCACAACGAGTTTTTGCACAGAATACACAGCAGACTCTATTAGAGCAATATATTACCAACAAGAACCCTACTTGCACCGCAGACTTAGAACAGCTGGTAATTAACTACGAGCGCTCACTAAGAGGTTCACGTTATGGTTACTAAGATCAAAAACGCAGTTGAATCGTTTGGTCGTGCATTGGTTAATGCAATGATCATCAGTGGCCAAAGCCGTACTCAGCAAGTGCTGAGATGGTATGTATAATTTACTAAAGCAGATCGTTGCGGTATTCCGTAGCACAGAGTACGACGAAGAAGTCATGCAGTGGGCAAAATCTGAATACAAAAAAGATTGGGAACACGCATACCACATGTTAATGCAGGGCAAAAGGCCCTACACAGGAGTTTAAAATGTTTAATGCAATTATAGAGTTTTTTGAAGCAATCGGCAAAGCAAGAGCAGCAAGTGTACTGTCCAGGATGGGACACCTCGAACTGGCAAAAAAAGTCATGTCGGCCGACACCCCGACATTTAATGATCATCCGTTTGAGGTTCATCCGTAATGTGGCCTGTGTCTGACGAAGAATGGGAAGCATGGTTCAATCAACCAAGTAAGTAAAAAGGAGCAGTTGTTGCTCCTTTTTTTATTTGCGTTCGATATCTTCTTCTTCGCACCTGTTACCGTATTGTATTTCTACTACTTTCAACGGAATTTCTCCTTCATTTGAAAGTTGATGCCATTCGCTTACAGGTATTTTAATTTCCGAATGTTTGGTTATCTCCGTCGGAGGCATAGTGTACCCATTGGGTAGTTGGCTATACACTACCCCGGAGCCTTCGCTGACAACCCAGTACTCTGCTCGATTGGCATGTCGTTGCATGCTGAGTTTTTGTCCGGGGTCCACTGTCAGTTCTTTAACTTTCATACCCGGCACTTCGTGCAGTACCCGATAGTATCCCCAGGGTCTGACTGTCTTTGGAGCCTTCCAGTCTTCTAAGATCCAACTACTAGAATTGGCTTTATTAGTGCCACCGACTCCAAATTTAAACTCTAGACGGTCTGACTTTATTCTCATCTCTGGAATATTATCTTTTGTCCGGTCACCTCCGTTGGCAAAAATTATTTTTGCATCAGGATATTTTTCAAGAACACGCTCGATCGCGCCGCAACTGCTGTTATCAGTGTCGTCGTAGGCAATGACACTGTCTACCATTTTTAAATTTGCAGTTATCAAAAAACGTTCTTCGTAGTTCATGAATGGTCTGCTTTTTTTACGAGTCAACCAGTCATCACTATTAAGTCCAACGATAAGCATATCACCTAATGCTCGGGCTGCTTTAAAATATTCTATGTGCCCGGAATGAATCGGGTCATATCCCCCTGTGCAAATTACAATTGTTTTCATGCAAATATTTATAGAGTGACATCTTCCATGCCAGCAGACCTGAGTCTGGTTACATGTCCCAGCATAAAGTTTTTGCTTTCGAGACCTTTTAATACTCCCAGCCACTTGTTGCGAACAAGTGCCACTTCGTTAATAATAGTTTCAAAGTCAATAACTTCGTCCTCACCATCTACATACTTTTCAGCATCCCTACTAGTCAATGCTCTTGCATAGTTTTCAAGATACTTTTGAAAATGACGTCTGCGTATCTTTCGCAGTTGAATGTTGAGATAGTTTAACACAGCCTCAATCTCTTGAAGCTGGTTAAATCTATGCTCTGTTAAACCAGGCAAAGAAGCAATATTTTTTTCCAAGTTGCCTTTGACTGTGCAATCGTATTTGGCTTCTTGTAGTTCATTTTCATAATAATTAATGAACATAGGTATATTACCAAGGTCTTCTACTACTTTGTTGTACCACATGGGTTAATCTTCATAACCGTAATCGTCTTCTTCCTCATCGGCATCTGCGTACTCATCGTAACTACGTTTGGTATATGCATCAGTTGAAGCAAATTCCTTCGCCTCATCATCTGTCAGCGCATCTACTAGAATACTCATCAGCGCGTCAGACGCTTCTTGTCTATCCTTTTGAGGGATATACTGCTTTAATGCCTGATACGATTCGCCTAGAATTTCGACGTCTAAACTCATTCTGAGATTTCCTCTTGTTCTTCTACTGCTGCAAAGTCTGCTTCTATTGCGGCTTTATCAGCTTTTTCGTCGACAAGTTTGTCGAATTTGTGTGGGTTGGACGTGATATCCAGCATTGCAGTATCTAAGCAACCGTCATCATTGCGCTCCCACCCTTTACGGAACTTCTTGATAACTTCGCCGTCGGCTGTGGTGTAGACTAAACTATTTCCTTCTTTTTTAAGCAATAACTTGCCTTCAAACAAATCAGTTAATCCGCTGTATGGATTCATACCTGTTTCGTATGGAATCTTAACTTGAACACTTTCAAACGGTTTGGCATAGCGGGTTTTCATGATCTTACAACCAGCACGTATACCTTTAACCTGTGCAATCTTGTTGCCGTCTTCATCTTCCTTCAGCTTCATCTTCTTCATTGCAACAACAATACTCGATGCATAGATAAAGCCCTGTCCGCCTGAGATTTTGTCATCGGGGTCAAACATGTCTTGACTGGCATATGTGTGATTAGTGCACACTAATCCCAAGTTCAAGTCACCAAACATGTTTACACAGTTGCGTACCAATGCAGTCAGTGCTTTAGGTTTACGACCCATGTCGCCCTTCATGTCACCAGCATTGAACTGGTTAACGTCTGTGGGGGTTAACAACATTCCCAGTGAGTCTAATACAAACAATACTTTAGGACGACCTTCTTCCGGTAGGGTCTTGTATTCCTTCACAAACTCTGAAATCATTTTAGCCACGTCGTCGATCATTGCCATGTTTAATTTTAGCAATTTGTCTTCACTGGTGTCTACATTAAGTGCATGTAGCCATTTTTCATCTAATGCATTTTCAGTGTCAATTAAGATGGGGAAGATATCTTGTTTTTGTGCATTTGCCACCAAATTGCCAGCACAGATAAATGATTTACCTGCGCCAGATTCTCCAGCAAACACAGTGACTTTGCCAAGCGGGATGCCTTTGTTAAAGTCGCCACTGATCAGATAGTTCAGCGCATAGTTGCTGGTACTTACCCAATCAGTAGGATCGTTAAATCCCACACTGAGTCCTTCGATGCTTTTTGTAATTGATTTTCTAAATTTGCTTACGTCAAATGGTTTTGCCATGATAATTTTCCTTTGTTTAATTTTAACTGTTTTTGTGAGTATTGTCTATATATATTAATATATATTATTACCGAAAAGTTTTATATCAAATATCATTGCTCAGACTCTTTTAGTTTTTTTAAATAGTCGCCGCTATAGTAATGATTGTAATTGTAATCGATTGTGTCTAGTTCTATTAAATAGAGATCGTATAATTCATCATAACTTAATTTTTGAAATTTTGAAATCATAGTTACTAGCTCTACCAATCGTGCTACAGGATCAGCTATGGTATCGAACCTATAATCAAAAATTTTATTATATTTTTTAAACCCATAATACTTTTCTACATGATCATGCCACAGTGGTTGAGCGTAGGATAAAAATAACCCGCGGGTAACAACACTATGTAAGAATTTTTCTGTTACAAAAGGACAATAACTAGTTGCCATAGTCTCACTCACAATGTGTAAAAAACTTTCAGTTAGTTTACTTTCTAAATTGTAAATATTTTCCTTATGACTGAATCTGACGTGGCCGAAACTATAAACTTCCTGAAGGAATTTTTCTGATTTTTCAGATAGGAAAAATTTTCTATAAAACCGATCAACGTCAGAGAGTCCTGATAGCAATCCGTCAATGTCATCAGTAGTATTTTTAAAATTTTTACTCGAATACAACGGGTTAAACATGCCCATTTTATATAAACAGGCTGTTAGCAGTTGCCTAGATACATGAGCCGATCCGTTAAAACTACAAAGAAAATTTTTATATGCAACAGCAGGATGAGCACGATAGTCTTTAAATACTGCAAGATTTAAAAAATCTTGAAAGTCGGCTGAAAATTTCAGAATCAAATTTGGGTATAATGCTTTTATATTTTCATCAAATATATTGTGATATATTACTGATATTTTTAAATTTTGGTATTCAGCAGTATTATTTAGAATAGTAAAAATATCGTTCTGTCCGGAGGAAGTAAATCCGAGTAAATGATCAGAAATTTTTATAGTATCCGGTATATAACTTTGATGAGTCAGACTAAGAATTTCCGAATATGGAGGAACCAATCGTTCAACTGTCATATGATAATTGCCTAGAAATCCATATAGAGTGTAGCATACTTATTAATGGTAAATTAGGTTGCCCTAATTCGAATTTTTTAAAAATCCGATCTACTGCATGCAAAAAATTATCTTTAATTAAAATTTCAGCTAAGTTAATAAAGATATTGTCTAAGTTATTTTCTTTATCAAATTGTCTAAATTTATCAGGATCAAAATACCAAGGATTTGTGTGATCATTAACTACATATTCTTCATACAACTGTTCTTTCATCGACTTTGGAAATTTATACGGGTTTTTATAAGTTAGCACTTGGACTATACTATTAAAATTGCAATATTCCGGATCGCTAGGAACATACCGTATTTCATCGTCAAGTTCTAAAAATTGTTTAGACCATAACGTATTGTATAACCAACTTTTTTCTTTGTCACTGGTTACTGTTATGGTAACAACGCTACTGCCATTGCAAAATACGGGAATATCAGGTTTATGAAACACAATATTAGGTTTAAGTTTTGAACGAAGACATTCTATTAGACGTCCATCATTTTTTTCGTGTGCATTTTTTAGATAGTGATCTAACAGCACATCGTTTCCCCTAGCGTACCCAGCGCTGTACAAGTCAACATTATAAGGAACCATGGGTTCTAGCATAATGTGATTATTATGGTTCTCCGGAAAACTTCTTTTTGTATATTCTATTAGAAGAGAATCGATTAATTGAATATTAGATTTGTTCGATTGGATTACTCCAGACCAGTGATCAATTTTGTCGCTAGTCTGGAGTATCGAACTCAAAAATTTGCCAGCAGATCCGTGAGTGAATCTGGTAATTAAAAACACAATATCTGCTTAGTTATTTTTACTTCGAACGATTGCGAATCATTGCCAGGATATCCTCAGCACGTTGGCTAGAAGGTTTAGCTTCGGCCACTGCCGCTGATACAACTGGCTCATCCCTTGCCACCTCAACAACAGCCGCTGCTACTGGTGCTACTGGTGCGGAGTTTACTTGAGGAGCAGGCGCTGCCTGTGCAACAGATGTCGAGGCAGTGTCATTGCGCAAACCAGCTGGCTTGTAGTACGATCCAAAACGTTCTGGATCGTATGCTTCACCATTGACTGATGCTTCGAACATTTCTTTGATGATCTTCAAGTCTGCATCACTGGGTTGCTTGGGCAAAAAGTCTGTCAGGTTATACAAGCCGTATTGCTCAATTGCTTGTGCTTCTTCAGAACTCAGCGAGCTTTCTTTACGTGCCCAAGTACTTGTGCTGTAATCAGCGTAGCCGCCTTTGCTTGTTTTTTTGACGTTGAAATCTAATCCGCCTTGGTAGTCGGTGGGCATGTTCTCCAATTCTGGATCCATCAGCGCATTTTTAATCAGGTTAAAAATTTGCGGGCTGATAATGAAACGACGGATTGGATTTTCTGGGGTCTTGTCGTCTGCCATGGGATTATCACGCACAAATCCTTGGAACAAGTAAGATTTTTTCTTCCAGTACTTACGACCCATATCCTCTAGTGCTGGATCCTTAAACCAAGTACGAACTTCTGCCAATATTGGACAGGCTGCTCCGTACATTTCAACACATGGCACTTGCACAAAAGTATTTTTGCTGTCTACTTGACCTTTAATGCCTGCGAAAGGCAATTTGATCATTAGGCGTTCTGCCCAAAAGAAAGTGTTGCTTGTGTTTGCATCGGGAAGGAATCGAATTCGAGCTGTTGTTCCTTCTGCGATGTTCCAATGAGCGTAGATGCCATTGTCTCCACCGGATGTGCTGCCGCCTGCTGAACGGTTTTCTTGATTCGCCAACTTGGCGCGGATTTCTGCTAAAGATGTTGCCATGATAATTTTCCTTTATATGTTAAGATGGTCTTTATTGTGCCTAGATATACAAGTACACCGTGTAATTGTATAACAATTATATTTAGCCTGTCAATATAAAAGGTAATAAATTTGTTAAGCACATACGTAGTATACTTGTATCAGTGTTAAATGTCAAGCTACTTGGTTTGCCAAATTTTCGGGTAATGCATCCACAATTTGCCGAAATTCGTCATAATGAGGAGATTCGGGCAAGTGCACCAATTGTTCGTTGACGTTGTGGTATGTACCCCAATCGGTCATCAAAGTGAAATTTATCAACATACCATACTGTTTACAAAAATCAACGAACGGCAGCATTTCTCTAAAATTATATTTTTGTATTACAAAGTTAGCAGTGACAGGCAAATCAAATGAATTAATATAATTTAGATTTTTGAGTAAATTTTCCCATTTTCCCGGACGCCTCAGGTGTTCATATGTGTCTTTTGTTGCCGCATCAATGCTGACGGAAAACTGTTTTACTTTTTTAAAAAACACATCGTCCAACAAATCCTTGTGGTCTATTACGGAACTAGCATTCGTGTTAATCACAAATTTTACATGGTCCAAGTTTTTTAACTCTTTGATTATATAAAGATACACTTTGCTGACAAAAGTTTCACCGTTAGAACCTATAATCACAGTTATACTTTTAGCAGTTTCGTTTTTTATAATATCAATAATCGAGTCTGCCCATCGTTTTTTTTCGTCTAAATATTCCGAAGATTGATCAAAAATTATTCTTTCTCTGCAACTAGGACATGAATAATTGCAACTAATATCGATTCCTATATAGATTTCCAAAGTAGACAAATCCACAAGATTAGATGATTTATCAATCCGACATGTAGTAGTAGCACAATACGTGAACTTCTGATCATTCACAGATTTAATTATCAGCTTAGACGTATCGGCATTGTGTATATCTGCCAGACTAAAAAACTCAGTGATATGACCAGCCGAGTACGGTAACCAGCCATCGCACCTGCACAAAAATACTCTGCCTTTGTGATCAATGTTTAATGTAGTTAATGGAATCTGACACCGATTAGTGATGTGATTCTTTTCGCTGGGTAAATTGTGAGATTTTCTCAGATACTTCAGATCTTGATTTATATCGTCCAGATACCCAGGTGGCATTTCAATCGTGGTCCAATTGCCATGAGTTTTTTTCATAGTTGATTATTTAGATAACCCAGCCAACGTTTTGAGAAAACTAATATCAAATTCTTTTGCTACTGGTGCAGGTGGTTGTACCTGTTCATTTTCCATAACGCCGCCAGTGTAGCCGCCTAATTCGAAATCGTTGCCGCTTGCTCCATATACATTATTGCGACTAGCAATACCCATTGGCGGGAATTGCATTTTGGGGTCGAACGCCGCGATAACGTCTTTAGCACGTTCTAGTTCCTCACCGCTGTCAAATGTATATTTGCCGTCTTGTACTGTGTACGTAAAATCGTTCTTGTCTAGTAGAACGTCGATTTCGTTGTTTCCTGTGGCGTTGTCCATGTCATTGGCAAACATTGTTTCGCCACTGACTTCTACTTCGGTATCATCGTCTTCGATCAGATTGTTAGCCCATGCTTCAAATTCTTCACCCACACGACTTTTACGCTCCTGGTAAGCACGTTGTACTACAGGTAACGCATCAACTAAACGTTCGTCAAATACTCTGCGTGTAAACCTGTCTTTTAATTCTTCTAAGTCGATGTCATCCATTACCGCCTGATCTGCTGACCATGATTCTCGGTAACGAGTATATCCTTTTTGTCCTCTAATTCCAAAAAGGTCTCGGTGCATTGCGCCATAATGATCAATTGCTGCTTCTACCATGGCCATGGTTTCTGTATCTTCAAAAGTCTTGCCGCGCATGTTGCGAACAAACAATTTAAGATCAGCCATCTCTTTGATCATTTGACCGACGTGTTGGCCAAACTCATCATGTATTACACCGCCGTTTTTAACATGTCGGGCATATGCTCTGGCGCCGTTAAGTGTGGTGCCTTCGGGTAGTTTAAATCTCTCACCTTCCGAGTTCTCAATGTAGATTGCTTTTATATTTCTTGCTCTTGCACCAAGTTGTTGTTCGTCCACCGGCTTGCTATGTCTTGCAATAATACGTACAGATTCTAACTGTTGATAACTACTGCGTGTTGTGCCATACAGTTTGTTTTCGTTCAGTTCGTTCGAATCGTATACATCTGCATCTTTGTTTAAGTGGTGTAAGTCTTTGACGTTGAGGCCGCTTTTTGCGATGTCCCTGATATCAAATGTTAATAGGTTGCGTTTTGCAAATAATCTTATATCTTTGAGGAAAGTATACCATGCTAACTGATCTGATTTACTCATGTCTTTGCCAATTGCTTGGTCGTAATACACTTTTAAACTCTGTGAATCCACTAAGCTGATTGTGATATTACCGTACTCTCTATCGTCAACTACAAAGTTAAAGTTAAAGAATCGAGCCTTGGTCGGGTCAACTGTGGCTTTGGCAGTTTCGTCGCCGATGCTGACATTAGCGAATCGACTGCGGATTTTGTCAAACAAATTTTCGGATATTTTTTCTATTTCAAGCATGGTAATATATTTATTATTTTTTGTAGAACCAGGTGTAGCTACTTAACCTGTAGGTATTGTTGGGCACAGGTGTTGGCATGCCGTGGTGTTGATGCGGATTATTAATCATTAAATACCCATGATTTAGTTTGTATTCTGGTTTAAACCTCACAGTATTGTCGTTGTTGTAAAACTCAGTGGCCATATCTACATCAGTGTGCTCTGTCAGATACACTTGCATTGCAATAAACACCCCCTCATTATCCAAGTGCGGATCCGTAGTAAAGCCAGGTTCATCCAGCCAAAATCCGGTATCACACGACAAAATGTTTGTTTTAGTTAGCTCTTCGATTTCTGGCAACTTACTTTTAACATACAAATCAATTGCTTCATAAATCGATCCAGGTTCGTTGACTATGCTGCGGCGGTTCCACTCCGTTTGCCAGTCTTCGCGCTTCCACGCAGAAGTTGCATGGTCTGTGTCGGATAGTCGTTCCAATATAGTCACAGGGTACAAATCTATTACAGAAAATAGATCGTTGGTATCATCAGTGGGTATCATCAGTGGGCGTAATCGTCATACCATGATAAACGGCATCGGCAATAGTATTTCATCACCCCCGTCTCGTAATTGTTCATCTAAATTAGGATCGAACTCCCTTAATAGCACTGCCATTCGCACTGCCAGCAACATAGACATAATAAGGTCATCGTGTTCGCCGGGTTTTGCAGCGTAACTGCTTCCGTTGGCAACAAAGTTTTTCATCTCACTGACCAAAGGTTTACTTGCTATGTGTAATTTCTTGCCTTCTACAAGACTTTTAAATTTAGCACAGGCAGTAAGTTTACTTCTGTTACTGGTGTTGAATCCTTTGCGGTATCTTCTACCAACCCCAGGTTTGGCCGGTTCGCTTAAAAATATACCTTTGATATTTTCTTCGCCATGTTCTTGCACAGTGACCAATACTGCTTCCCCGATAGTATTGTTTTCTGTACTGTAATATATGTCAGTATCGCTGCATCCAATTTCGTCTACTAGGTACTTGGTAATTTCGCTGAGTATTTTTACCTGCTGTTGAATAGGAGTTTTGTTGTGCTGCCATTCTGCAACTTGTTTCATACTGGGCAGTTCTAATACTTGTATAGCGGAATAGTCTCCGCCTGTGCCCAAACTAGGATCTAATGCAACCAGATATACATTTCCTTTTTTAGGAAAACTATACCACCTTACTTGTCCTTGTTTCTGTACAGGTTCCACACCTTCCATTTCGGTTAGCATAAGTGGATTGACTAGCGTTTCGTCATAGATAATAAATTCGCAACCAATCTCACGTCTGAAACGTTCTTCTCCTAGTTGTGCTAGCATATTATCTGCCCATTGTTGGTCTCTATCTGGATGTTCGCTCCAATGTGCACTAAATGCTTTAAATCCATTTATGCCCAAACGGGTCTGATTTCCGTATTCATCTAATGTCTTGTTGGCTTGGCGCCAAATCAATGCAAACTGATCTTCGTCACTGTTGGGTGTTGATGTAATAATAGCCTTACCACCAGTTGCCAGTGTAGGACTAATAGCAGTCCAGAACTCTTTGGCAATAGTAGGACGCACAAACGCAAACTCGTCTAGATATAGCAGCGTAATACTCATACCTCGTCCAGTGTTTTCAGTTGTTGTTGTACTAACTATACGACTACCGTTGTCAAATTCTAAACTACCTTTGTTATAACTTGTAACACCTGCACGTATATGGTCCGGGCATGCTTCGTACGCATATCGTATACGTTGCATAATCTCTTGTGAACCTGTGTATTTGTGTGCAGCAACTAAAATGGTACTGTCTGGAACAAACATTGCATACCATAACAGGAATCCTGCGGCAGTGGTCGACTTGCCCGTTTGTCTGGGCAACATACTGATGCTAAAACGATTTTTATGATATGTATCAACCAGTGTTGTTTGATAACTGTAAGGAACATACGCTATGCCGCCTCTGGTGGGATGCTGAATATGGAAAAAGTTTTCCATAAAATAGTGCGGGCCGTTAATTGGATCTGCACACAATGCAAATTCGCGGAGCTGCTTCTCGGTATAAGATTCCCGAGAATGAGGTTTTTTAATTAAAACGCCTTCTAATGATTTAGCCATAATAGTATTTAACTTCGGTATCATTATCACTTGCAAAACTATCAAAGATTGTGTAGAATAAGTATTCATAATCTTATGAGGTGTTAATTGTCAGATCTACTGCTATTGAATAGCGACTATAATCCAATCAGTGTTTTGCCATTGAGCGTAATCAGCTGGCAGCATGCTGTAAAATTGCATTTTTTAAACAAAATAGAAATCATCGAGGAATATGATGATTGGGAAATTCATAGTGAATACTTAACTATGAAAGTTCCTGCCGTTGCTGTTAGTAAAGAATATTTCAAGTTTAAAAAAGCTGTTAGGTTTACTCGCAATCACTTGTATTTGCGAGACTTGTACCAGTGTCAATATTGTGCAGATACGTTTGAACACAAAGAACTAACCATCGATCACGTTATCCCGCGTAGTGAAAACGGTAAGACTACTTTTGAAAATACAGTCACTGCGTGCAAACCGTGCAATCATAAAAAAGGTTCTAAACTTTGGAAGCCGATTAGGCCACCGTTTAAACCCGACCAATTTCATTTAATTAATAAATGGAAGATGCGGCCTGTACATGTACGGCACGATAGTTGGTATCAGTACTTAGGATTAGAAGTACCAATTAAATCGGCTTCTCGCCTGTCATAAACGGAAGACTAAACCACAGTTTAAACCAAGCATCAGTTCCTGGTTTAATATCGTGTTTTTTCTGTAACTGAGCTTTTTCTGTGCCTGTGTGACTAATATTCTCAGTCTGACCAGGTTTGTACTCTTGCCACTTTGGACGATTGGTTATGCCCGCAAGCATTTTTAATTCTTGCAGTTCGTCCATTATACCCCGTACTTGTTGGTCTTACGTTTAGCAACTGGACTTGCTTTGTTAACCAACGGTAATTCCATACTGCGTAAATTATTTTTATTCAGATCCGCATACTTCGTGCCCACTTTCTTGTAGGCTTTTTTCAGCATGTCGTGTTCTTCCTGTGTATATGGTGTCGCAACACCTTGGCGACCTATCCAACTTTCTGCGTCAACAAAATCCGGAACGTCATCACACCCGTTACTTGCTGCTGCTGCCAACATTACTCGATACATTTCGTAAGTCGAATTGCTGCCCAGTCCGAAACTGTGTAGGCCACGAGTCGCATCTTGAAATCTCTTAGGAGGTTTTTTTGCAGATGCTTTCGAGGAGTCTGCTTCTACAATAATATCGTTGATTTTCATATCACCACTTTCTACAACTCCAATACCGTGCTGAAGTTTTATCTTTAGCAGTATCGCATTTATGGCGTGCTCTAAAACTCTTGCGGCGCTTTGGATTAGATTTTTTAATACGCATGTTAGGATCACCAAAGTTAACTTTTACAACGTTACCTTTTTTGTTCTTAACATAGACTTTAAACTTTTTAACATCGCCTTGCATAGGCTTGTTTAAAGTAACTTCGCGGCCTTGATACTTTGCTTCAAACAATGCACCTGTATGCTCTAGAAGTTTTCGTGTAACGTCATCGGACTCGATAATAATACCATCCAAGGTAAACCCAATAATTTGGCTTTCGATAACCAAATCGCCCAACTCAATGTCGAAGTTGTCGCCAACTTCAACACTGTCTACTACTTCTAGTTCAAATAATTTCATTTTTGAATCTTAATGCTTTCGTAAGCCTTCATCATATCACGACCCATTTTACTTAAGTCGTCGATGCCTTCCTTCATTGCCAAAGGATTGTCACTGAATCTTGCAGCGCCATCCCTGTGCATTCTCTTTTCTTGGCCAGCAACTTCGCCGTTGCCACCTTTGGTCAACACCTGCACGGGCATTACTTGCTCGTCCGGAGTAGTGCTTGCTTCGTAACGGGGATCGTGTTCTTCTTCCATTGGCTGTTGCATCATAGCAGGCGCTTGTATGCCGGCCAACTTTAACATTGCGGCTAGTGCTTCGGGTGTGCCACTAATTGTTAATTCTCCCATTGGCATAGAAGATGGTTCCATCCCGCACTCTTCTACTACGTCTTTCTTAGCAAAAGGATTTACACCTTTCTCGGGACCTGCTTTTTTATCAGCAGCGGCTTTTTTCATGTCTTCTTCTTTGTCGCCGTCTTTATCGATGTCTAAAAAGTCTGGCTTGGCTGCTTCTTTAACTTGCATGCCGGCAAGTTTCATCATTTCCGATAAACTGTCTTCATCTGCGTCAACTTCATCAAATTCCATGGCTTCTTCGTCGGACGTATTATAACTGCCATCTGAATTAAAACCTTCTGACATGTCACCAAATAATTCGTCTAACTTATTTTCGATCCATTCAGCAGGGTCGCCGTCACGTGCTTTCGCAACACCATATGGCATTTCACCGTTTTCGGTATAATAGTCATACAATGCATCGTACATAGCGTCCGGCATTTCTGTTGAAGCTAAACTCATACCTTGGTCAACAGCAGATTTGACTTGAGAAAACATCTCGTCGCCGATTGCTTGACGCAATTGGTCTTGATCATAGTTTAGTTCTTCGCCTTCTCCCTCTTCTTCGCCGATAGTTTTCTTTTCTAAGTCTTTTAGTAAAGTTTCATCATCCGGAGCAATCTTGTTCATTAGATTTCTGCCCAAGCCTTTGAGTTTGGCCCCGATAGTTTTTTCTTCTGGTCCGGCAATCTCTTCACCGCTCGGCATGTAAGTATGATCGCCTTCATGCATGGTGTCATCGCCATATGCTTCTGCCATTAAACGATCAATCGTAGATTCAAATGCACTTTTCTTTGGACGTCCGCGTCCGCGTTTTTCGCCAGAGGCCTTAACTTCGTCGTCCGTGTTGCTCATACCGTCAGCATCATACTTACGTGTATAAACTGTTCCTGTGCTAATTGCTTTCTTGTTGTACTTGCCAGTGCCTTTTTCTTCTTTATCTTTTTTATTAACAGCCTTCAACATGTCTTCCCAACCTTCGTTGATCTGTTCAGCAGTCATGCCAGAATCTAGTAGTGTTCTAATAGAAGCGGCTGCTTCTTCTACTTTGCCTGCTTTGTGTGCTTTCCATGCAGTGGCATAAGCAATAGATTTTTCTTTGTCTGTTAGTTTACCATCTTTAGCATAACCTTTTTTGATATGCTTAATCATACGTTCTGCTTTAGCGCCAGGAGGTGCTACTTCCGCTACACCTTCTTTTGGTAGTTCGCTCAGTGTGTCAGGAACAAAGTCCTCGTCGTAGCTTAGATAATAACGGATTGCTTTTTCGCTGTGGCCGTTCTTTGCCAAATAGTCACCAATAATGCCAATTAGCTCTTTTTCTCTTTCTACGCTATATGTAATACCATCACGAGCCATTTGTTGACCGATAGATAATCTTTTTGATTCTTCTTCTAAACTTTTTACTTCAGCATCACCTGCCCATTTTTCGCTTAGGCTATCAATGCTTTCCTGTAATTTAGATTTTTGTTTAACTGGTTCTGTAGCAGGAACATCATCTGCGGGTTGAATGCTGTTTAATTTGTTTAAGATGTCGTATATATTGTTGCTCATTTTACTTTTCACTTCCTGCTGTTGGGTATTCGTATTTGCGTGTGGCTTCTAGTTCTTTAATTAGGCTTGGAATACGTGCTTCGCCTACTAGGTCGTCGGGAACAGGTTCTGCTTTCATTTCTTCTTCGTCGAGAACTGCTTCGCCTTCTTTGCCGCCTTTATTACTAACTTCTGTGCCGTCGAGAATAGCTTCAAATGCGCCGCCTTTTCCGTTAACACGAATGCATGAGGCTGCAAAACAACCACAAGCAGCCAGCACATTGCGAATTTGATCATCGTTGCAAGGATATGCAACACTAACGTCAATTACATTGACTTCAACTGGTCCCATGTTAGGGAATAGATGTGTTTCTTGGATAGGTAACCGCTTTGGTTTACTCATACTTTCCATTTTATATAACTCTAACGCTGACTTCATTTTCGCAATGGCTTCTGTTGTTACATCACCGGCGATACGTACTCTAAAATCATATGTACGTACTGATTCTGTTAGATAGGCTTTAAAAGACTTCATAATTGTTCCTATTATTAGATATTTAGCATTTTTAGCTAATTATTGTTTTGGTTTGTTGAGGATTTCTGCTAGCAACGCATTACGGTCTATCAACGTGCCTTTGCCTTCTATTGTATCCTCATCAGCGGCATTGCCACTATCTTTTTGTATTTGGTGGTCTAGTCGCATTTTCTTCAATTGTAAATCTACCATACGCAGTTTTTTATCCATTTTTGCCTGTTTAGCAGTAATGGCGTGCCCTAACAGCGTACCAGCAGTTTGAAATACTGTGCCACTAAATCGTGCTTCCATATTCATACCAAGATCCATTAAATCATTAAATCTATCTTTGGCAATTTGTGCTAGTTCGTCCATCTCTGCATCACTGGCAGTTAAGTCGCGTACTGTTGGCAAGGCCGCATCAATTTTATCGATTGCAGTATCTATCTCTTTAAAAACTTCTTGTTTTTCTTTGATATTTGCCATGGTTTCTTCTGGGCTAGCATTGTCAGACACTGGGTCTGGCAAATTGAATAATTCTTCTAGACGTTTAGTAATTTTAATTCTCCTTTGTGATCCATACACGTTTGCCGTTGATTAATTTCCACGTCTTTCCGCGATTATAGTCGCCACATTTTAATTTTTGTTCTGGTGTACGATTTCTTCTTTCTGTTTCTGCCGCTAACAATTTTAGTGTCTTTGTTTTCTTCACACCAGTATTCGATTCACTTATTTTTCGAGCTCTTTCAGCCGTATATGATTCAGGTTGGCAGCATGAATTTTTCATTCGTTCTGTCATTTCTTCTTTAGATAAAGTTGACAATATCTTTTTTTGTGCTTCGCCTATTGCTTTTTTAGCATCATCAGTTTGAGATGTTAGCCAATTTGCATGGCCTAGCATTTTTTCTCTTTGTTTTTTGATTCCTGCTGGGCCCATATTTCCGCCATCACCTTCCTCCGGTTTTAAATTAGCCCAACTATCGCTATTCACAATATCCCATAATTCCGAATAGTAAATTCCTGTTTTCTTAATTTCATTGTGATCATATGTTTCAAGAAGAATTTCAGTATTAACATCATAACCATGTTTATCGATATGACGTTTCCAGATTGTTCCAGATCCTTTATACTTAAATGGATCTTTATTAGTTTTACCTAAATATTGCAACCCAGTTTTGTTATGTGTTTTTTTATAAAGTGATAATTTCTGTGTCATACAACTATTTAACGCTTTTTGGCACCGTGAAAAATGTCTTGTTCGTTGACTACTCTAAACTTTAGACCTTGAGTGGCGCAAAACTTCCTGGCTGCTTCCCACTTGAACATGTTCAACGCTACTGCGGCTTTGTCACGTTGGGTTTTTGCCGCTTCCATTGTGGTTTCTTTGGTGGGCTTAACTTCAATTACTTCGCCGTGGCGTTTGCCGTTTTTGTCGATATATATTATTAAAAAGTCCGGGACATATATGGTATTTTTTCCGGTAAAAGGATTACGGTAGTTAACATGAATCGATTCACTGGCCCATTGTACCACTGCTGGATTATTGTCACAGAACTGCATGAATGCAAACTCCCAACTACTTCGATATGTAGGCGTGCCTTTACCTATATATTTTTCGGCATTTTGTACTTGAAATTTGCCTTGAGCATATTTTCCCATTATTCTATAATAGTTCTGGTTACTAATGGATTTGATCTAGGAGTATTTTGCACTCCCAATAGGCTTGTGGGCACTCGACTGATGTTCAAGTACAGAGCCAAAAACGGACTAAGCCCACCTTGTGGTAGTGCTCTGAATTGGTCTAGTACTGCTAACGGGTCTTCTCTCTGAGACAGCGCAGTATCGTATACTGCTTGTGCAAGCAGCCTTGCACTTTCTAGATCGCCAGTTTGTTCCTGAAAATAACTAACAATGGCATCGTTAGTTTCGGGACTGACTGCATATGTGGGTTTAAAAAAATTATTAAAATATCGCGTGGTAGGATTGTTACCGCTGGTAGTATTTAAATTAGTCGGATCGTTAGTGCTGTACATAATAGTTATTTAACCTACGAAAAAACTATCGTCGTAACTACCGGAAGAATATAAATTATTCACAGGACCTGCAGTAAATACGCTGCCTTTGGATAAAGATGTACCAAAAATTGAACCAAACAATGACGTATCGCCGGCGCCAGAAACCACAAATCCACCCGAATCAGCTTGTAGCAGATTACTGGATCCGTCCAATAGCAAACCAGTTCCGCGCCCAGGGTTTAAAATGCTACTATCGGAATTAGCTCCGGCTGTGCCGCCAAACCAGTTGCCGAATCCGCTGAATAAGCCGCCGCCGGTCGATGCAGTGGATGATATAAGATCTTTGCCACTGAAAATTCCAGTACTGCCATCTTTAAAGGTGCGAGTCTCTGTGCCGTCACCGTTAAACACTCGCGAAACTGAGTTATTAAGCGGATTATTAAAATCGTATCCACCACTACCAGACCAACTACCTACCACGTTTTTAATGGATCCCGTGACATTATCAAACACTTGAGTTACCCCGCCCACTGCGCCGTTGACAATTGGTTGTAAAAAATTATTCACTGCTTGACCAGCAACTGCGCCTGCAACGCCGCTTACTGCTGCACTTACAGTCTGCCCCACAACACCATCTCCGAGTACACCTGACAAACCAGTGAATACTCGACTGCCGATGTAGCCGCCTGCCACAGCGCCACCAACGCCTGACAGTGTATTAGTCACGTATGCACTGGTTGTGCCGCCTGCGGTGTAAATTAATCCAGTTGTAGGGTCAACGGCATACTGGACTTGATTTGTATTAACGGTTTGTCCTTGTGCAGCAAGTTGCTGTGGGGTCGTTGGATTTGTATTTGTATTTGATGGGTTAGTAAATGAGCCAGGCTCAAACGATAATTGAGCACCAAAGCCGTCAAACGAAGCCCGATCACCGTTGTTATAAATGTAGGTAGTAACCACATTGCCATTTTGGTCTGTGCTACTGACTAAATTTTGCAAGTTTGTAGTCAATGATCCTTCTCCTAAGTAACCACCGTTTTGTGTACCTTCGGTTTGAAATTGAGATACGATTTCGCCGGTTGTTGCATTTATAAGGTATGCGGTTTGTTGACTTGTAACTGGTTGGCCAGTTTGCGCATCTATAGAAATAGCAGGAGTGCCGCTGCTGGTCTGGTATACAGTATTATACCTGGGATTAGGCAGAGGACCTGATTGCGTTTTAACACCTTGAGAAAATGCGCTAACTGCATTATTAACTACACTTGCTGCTACACCTGTTGCTATTCCTGCTGCAACTCCGCCAATTGTTACTGACCCATTGTTGCCTGGCGCTACATATGATGTCTGTGCTACTGTACCAGCTGGCGGGGAAACCTGACTCGTTGACCCAGATGTGGGGAAGAATACATTGTTAACTGCGCCATTTATTGCGCCATTTAAAATTTGCGTTCCTACTTGCCCTAATACTATGGATCCGATTTGTCTAAAATCAGTATCTTTAATGTTATTATAGAAACGATAAGCATCTAAGATAGAACTTAAAATTCCTGAACCACTGCCAGTGCCATCGGGTCTGGCCAAGTCAGTTGATGTTCCTTCAATTGCACCTATTAGTCCGCCATCTGTGAATATGTTTGTAGTGCTGTTACTAATAGGACTAGGTGTATCATCGTAATGTATAACAGCAAAGCCGTTTACATCAACTGGATTTACATACCCTGTGCGATATTTAACTGTTTCAAAATCCACAGTCATTGTGCTGTCTAACGTGCCGTTACCGGCGCTACTATCATGCTCGCCATGGCGCCAGGCGGTGATAACAGGATTAATCAATTGGTATTCGGTAAAACGTTTATTGTGTAAACTGAATATTTGTATGTCCCTGATGAAAGGTTTTAGATTGCCATTGCGTGGTGTAAATCCCCAGCCTTCTCTGGTTCTGGACTGATATTTATGCGGTACTGTATACAAAGTGGTATCATAGTCACTGTCTCTATAATAGTATGTATAAAAATCATTCCAAAATTTAGTCACAGTATCGGCAGCGTCATCATGAAACGTAATACTCAGCGGATCATACATGATACCTGTTTGAAATATGTTTTTTCTGTTATATGCTTTTAGACTGCGAGTCTGTACGTTAAATCTGGGGAGCTCGACTCGCTTGGCCATTAAGCCAGTTTCATATTGTTCGATTAAAGTTTGGCTGCTGACCGGATCGCTAGATAATCCGCCTATTATGTTTTGTAACGCATCTTGATTTACGTTAATACAAACATAATATAAAAACGACTGTTTGGGTGCTAGTCTAAAATTATCCGATAAGAATAGCCGCGTGGCATGATCATATGAATGTGTCGTGCCATTCTCTAACGGTTTTAAATCTGCATTGTATAAGGCCATACAAATATTTATCCATAAAAAAGCCCACCGAAGTGGGCTTTTGTGTTGAGTTGATTAACCTGTAATCACTGTACCGTTTGTACGGCCTACATCATTACCAACGCCGCCGGGTGATGTTGTTTGAATAGCGTTGTCGTAACGGATACTCATTGTGACAGTGACTGGATCGTTACTGCTGTAGTCCACATCGTTGTAGTTTACATCAGTTAAGAAACAACCATACAGTTCCCACGTTTCCAACACGATTGGTTCGATATTGCCGTTGGCGCCATCTAACATTTCTAATCGTGTAATAAACTTATAGTCAATACCGGAACTTGCACTGGCTTGTTCCATAAAGTCATATTGTTTCTGCAACTGCTCGCCTACTAGACGGCTAATGTTGCCGCCTGCGTCGTCACGCAGTGTTGTAGTTACTGCCTGCCATGTTGGGCGTCCAGCAAGATAAACACGACTGTTATAAACAGGAATTTCAATTGGGTCAAACGTAACTTGAGGACGAGCAAAACTCATTACCTGCTTTGTTAATTCTGTCTTGGGAGTACTTACACCAAAATTATCAAAACTCACTCTGAAGCGAAATTTGAGTTTTGGCATTAAGAGACCTTGAGTGCTAGCACTCTGATTGCCTCCTAATGGTACTGTAAATCTTGTTAATGAAGAGACTGCCATGGTATTATGCTCCTGTTCCTGGGTTTGTTGCCGATGCTAAATTGCCGTCTTGGATCTCTCCGGGATTCTTCAATCTAATCGGTATGTAGATGAACTCAACCGCCTTAGTTGGCTGAATTGCTATGTCCACATATAGTTCATTTCTAGCAATACGTTCTGGTGTATTGTTAGTTGTATCACAAACACTCAAGTAGTCTGTAATACCACGTTTAGCAACTAAGTCGTTTAGTAAACTATTAACAACTGCCAACACCCCGTTACGTGTGATCGGATCGTTTGGTTCAAATACAAACGGACGAGCAATTATATTCAATTGATTTCTTAAGAAGTTGACTAATCTTGCTACGTTAATTCTGTCTAAGCTACTTGGATCAGATGCTAACGTCTTTTGTCCGTATACTACTAAACCAGTTCCGGGCAAGGCGGTAAACGGATTGATCTTGTTGTTATACATTGTGTCACGAAGACCTTGTGTCACGCCTATACTAACAAATGCACCACTAGTGCTGTTAATGTAACCGATTGCACTCAAGTTATCAATTAAGCCTCTGCGAGTTCCTGCAGGGGCAAACCATGGATAGCTGATATTATCGCTTTTGATAAACGTTCTCAATGCAGCATAGCTCGGTGGCACAACAATCTGATTACCGGTCAAATCGTTTGTTATTCCGCTTGGGTAGTAAATACCCAAATACGGACTACTTGTATTCAACCCTTGTTCGCCGGTTGCAACTGCACCTACACTGTTAGTGGCCCATGCCTGAAGTGCTGTGCCAGTTGCTGCCAAACGCAATGGCGTGTCACCGATCACAAACGCTGTATTGTCACGGTCTTCATTCAATGCCACCATGTTAGGCATTAGTTCTGGATAGCCAGGACAAGCAATGATGTTGAAGATATTGCTTTCTTCGCGCAATGCTGTGCTGCTGTCAATCTCGCTGCGTAGTGCGCTAACAATTACACCTCTTTGTGCACTGCGTCCAAAATTTGGAACTACACCTGCGGTGTTATATCCGCTCACTGATGTCCAAGTGCCGGTTTCTGCTGGAATGCTTTCACCAGGATATGCAGTTGCGGTAAAGTAATTTGATTTGTATTGTTTTACGTTATACCCGCTAGCTCTGGTGTTCCACAATAGCATACCACGTGGGTAAAGTCCAGGATCTATTACGTCCAAATCTGTATATGAACTTAATTTCAGTGCAGCAATCGTAGGAATTGAAGCAGTCACTGGGTTTGTACTGCCGCTAGTCGCCCAACGTGCATCTGCAAACACAATGCCATTTTGTCCAGTGTTGTCTGATGTATCGATCGCAACCCACTGATCAATACCGTTAATACTTTGATATCTGTATAGTGCAGGATAGTTTTCCAAATCGCTGGTATCAATCCATAAGTCACCGTATACCAGTAATGTACCATCAATTTGTGTTGTTGGCTCAGTTGTACCAAAAAGTGGACCGGTTGCATCAGTGCTAGATAAATTGTATCCACGAATATCATTGGTTTCTACCCCGTAGCCAAGCCAAGCTGTGCCGTTGCTGATCATAATGTCAGCGCGAGTTAACGCATTGTAGTACCAGTAAGTGTCGTTTGCCGGTGCCACAAACACTTGTGATGAACTCACTGTAAAGTTTCGTTCAGCAATTGGTTCCCAATTAGAAGCAATAAGTACGTTAGAAATAGCAGTACCATCTTCTTGATATACTTCGTATACCCCAGTGGCAGTTGAATCGATACCCACGTTAGCCAAAGGAGTTCCTGCGCCGTCTGTCAAGTACATGTCACCGCCCAATGCGTGAGTCAATGTCATTGTGCCATCAGTTGCAATCGTTGCAGTAACAGAAGGAATAGTTGCGGCGCTGACTGCATCAACGAATCCAGCCACTGTTGCTGTGGTGATAGTAACTGTGTATTCTGTTGTAGTAACCACGCCAGCAAGTGCTCTGGTTTTTAAAGTAAATGCTGCGCCAACGTTTGCTGCGATAGGACTAGATGTACTACCGGTAACAGTAGTTGCACCTGTGTTATTACGATACCATAGTCTTGAACCAATGTGCGGTTGAACTCCGGTATCTTCTGCGAATGCATCATATTCAACAAATACAGAGCCTTCAGTTAAGTTACTGCCGCCACCTGTTGGGTCTAATGTAAAGGTTGCTACAAACACATTAGCATAATCGTTTACAGTTTTTGCAACCCAAGTATCCGATGCACTGTTATATTGTTTTACGCTTGCATTTAAGCCAGAACCTATTACACTGGCTTTTTGCCAGATACTGCCTGATGGTCTTCCGGAATTAGCTGCTAAGTTAGCAGATTCATATGCAGGCACAGTGAAGTATGGACTGATAGTAACTGCTGGGCCGTTGTAAGTACCTGCGGTGATACCTAAATCGCTTAACGGCGTGTTGTTTCCGTTGCTGATTGCAATTTTGCCATCAGCAGTTGATCCGTTGCTTGTTGCCAGCTCAGTAACGTGGATAATCAATTGGCTGCTGTTATTCACGCGACTAGTAATGCCGGTAATAGCTGCTGAATTGATCGCTGCGCTAACTACACTTATGTTAGTGCCTGTTGCTACAGTGACGTTAGTAGTGTTAATAGTAATATTAGCATTAGCGGTCATTGACACACTGGTGTTGCTACCAGTGATGGTAGGAATACGTGCTTGCCAACCTACATTACCCACTAACTGCCATGTGTTATCATATGGTTTGTAAAATATTGGATTGGTATTTGCAACTGTGTTGACTGCAAATTGCCCAATACTACCAACGCCAACGTTGGGTGTAATGTTGGATTCCAAACTGGCAGCATCGTTAATAATTAACGGTGACACCAAAAAGAATGCTTGTGTGGTTGCGTTCCACTCGTACACACCCCAATTTGTAACAGACGTATCTAACCACAGTGCGCCGTTGGTTGGATCACCTAATGGTCGTATTGTAGTACCACCTAGTTGGCCCAGGTCAACGTTTGCACGCTGTACGTAGACAGAATTGCTTACGCCCAACAAGCTGTAAGCAGCCATTAATCCGTATTCGTTTCTTTCGTCACCGTTAATAGGAGTCCCTGCAGATGTTGTTTTAAATGTAGGAGTACCAAATGTAGTCACTAAGTCTCGTTGACTTGTGATGTTATAAATGGATCCTGCATTTTCTGCGGTTGTGCCTGGAGCGATCGATACGCCGCCCGGAGCGATTTTATCTTGTTCTGTTGCGAGCAGAATGTATGCTACAGACCCTACTGATGTAGGAGCGTAATAACTTTGATCAGTTACTGTAACTTGTACGCCTGGGGAAACTAGTGCCATGTTTCATATCCTCATAAAACTGTTATAGATATTTATCGGATGTAGTAAAAAACTGTCAGTTGGATGCGCTTTCGAAAGGTTTGTACCGATAAATATCTATATGGACCGACCACTATGCGCTGTATGTAACATTAACAATGTAGCAATCAACTATTATTCCAATAATAAAGTGAGGTATAGAAGTGTTTGCAACTCCTGTTACAGAAAAAAGAAAAAATTAAGGCCTGTGGCACCGTTATGGTACAAAAAAGGATATCGTAAAAAAACCGCATGTGAATTATGCGGCTATAGAGCAAAGTATCCAGCTAAACAGTTGTCAGTTTTTCATGTAGACGGCAACGAAAAAAACGTTGATCAATTT